CCCTGTCGATATTATCCGAAAGCACCAGCACCTCAACCCCTTCCTGCTCAAGGAAGTTGAGAGAGATGGGATTGAAGTGATAGCGGAGCGATAAACACAAAAATGACAACGCTGATTACCCACGCCTACCCATTTCTTTCTGCTATTTTTTTATTTTTTTCAATAAACTTAAATTTTCCTCTTTTGTTACAACTCGCAGATGGGTATGCTGATCATGGTATAGCACAAATTCTTCGACAAGATTCTCATCTACAAATTTTGTAATGGTACTCATTTGTTCATTCATATTTATCCTTTGATAGAGATATTCCATACCCTTTATTTTCATCCAATTATCAACTAATTCCTCGAAAGTAAGATTATAATGATCTACATGAAAATCTCCTTTATCCAGAATAGATTTCCCAGATAAATCACTATAGACCGGAAGACCTTCCTTAAACTTTTTAAGAATACGATCTCGGAAAGGTTTAATACTTGGTAGTTTTACTGCTGTACGACTAATCACGGCAAAACGAAAAGCGTGCGGAATCAAAAACGAAATGCGATTTTCAGACGGAAAAACGAAATGTGCAATAAAAAAGCATCCAAGCAATGAAACTTGGATGCTTTTTTGTTGAATTAATTGAACAAAGACCAGTCTATTTCTTCCTTTTCCTTCCATGCCGATTCAAGACACGTTTGAATATGCTTTTGCATACCAATGGCAAAGGAAATCAACTCTTCCACATCTTTGAACGTGTAAAGGAAAGGATCATCATCTGAGCCAAACTTCACTGTTGGCATCGTCTTCAAATCACCATCCTTGGCCAAACCATAGGCCAAAGCATAGTTTCTTTGATTTTCATCAGACAACCAAACCTTGTGACCATTCCACTCATAGTCCTCCAATATCGCTTTCTGTGCGTTTGAATTGATCTGAGTGATAATAGTATCTTTCACTTCTTCCAATGTCGGATGATGATCAAATGTCGTGCGCCAGTTCCAGCCCATGTCATTGTCTTCATCCTTGCCAAAACCATAGAACAAGTCCCATCGGTTTCGACCAACTTGCATCAATCCGTCCTGACGAATTGGGGAACCATAGATCTTTTCCATTTCAATAATGTTTAATTGTTTATAAACTGCTGTTCAAATCTTGTTTAAGTAAAGCGGTATTTCACCTTGTTGCCATCAAAGACCTCGCTCTCAATCACAGTTGTGAATGGGAAACAGTCCTCGATGTCGCTTGCCTTATCCAAGATTTGTTTCATTTCCTCAGATGCAGTGAAGAACTTTGCCCATTCTCCAGTCTTGGCATCCTTGAAGCTTACGATGTATCTGCCCTCACCTTGCGAGGTCTTCACATCCTTCTCATAGTCATGGATCTCTATTTCCTTGTTGACAATGGTACTCAGGCGCACAGCCTTGCCAGGGAAACGTTTTTTTCCATCCTCTGGGGTATATGTGATACCCAGTTCACTGAATTTCTTCATACGTTTATTTGTTAGTTTGAAAAATAAATTCTTGCAGTCGGCATGACAAGCCATACCCTTGAATGAGCCGATGATCTCTTGTCTTCTCTTGCGGCTCTTGACCTTGGCGAGATGCCTTGCAGCCTTTTGCTTGGTTCGTTTCCTTATAAGGGAATAGTCCTCGTAATGCACGAAACCAAGGAAGTCGAGGCCAACGGTAATGGGTCTTATAGCCTCGCTTTTCTTGATTTGCAGCCCCAGCTTGCCAAGTTCTTGGTGCAAGATGCCACGCCACTTCCACAACTTCCTTTTGTCAGTGGACATCATTACGATGTCATCACAGTACCTATAATAGTACCTGACTCCCTCCACTTCCTTCATGTGGTGGTCTATTGGTGATAGATGCAAGTTGGCGAAGCACTGTGAACTTCTCAGTCCCTTTGAAAGCCCATTGGGCAGCAAATGAACAAAGTTTGAAAATATCTTCAAGACGATGGGATCACTCACATAGTGTTTCAAGTCATCATATATCAATTCCTGGTTGATGGAATCATAGAAATGATGAATGTCGCACTGATAGTAATACAGATTCCCCTCGCACTCATGTATGTCTTCCTCCAAGATGTGATGGAGGTAGTGCATACCTCTTCCCTTGATGCTTGCAGCGGATGTCTCGATGACCGTGGGATATACATGGTCTTCAAACACATTCATAATGGCATGGCATCCTATTCTGTCAATGACAGGAGGAGCTTGCACCTCTCTTTCCTTTGGGCCATCCTTCACATGCAAGGTCTCAAAATTAGTAACTTGAAAACTTCCATCTTCAATGTGCTGACGCAAGAAGGCGATAACATCATCTTTTTTCGCCTCAAAACGTTTTCTCTGCTTTTCCTTTAAGTCTCTAACGACATAATCAAAGCTACTGCTCAGATTCTCGAAAGAAACAATCTCTGGAATCAAATTATCCAGAATAACAAAATTTTCCATAAGCCTTCAGGACTCCAATTTATGTTTCGGCTTTCCACAATATTGTGCTGTTGCCGTGGCTCAGGGTTCTCGCACGTACAGTGGGCAAGCACGTTGCTTGTTGCATGGGTGCGATGAGACTGTCTAAAGACAGGTAGTTCTTAATTCGAGACGAGAGCCGATGTTCGTATTCGAGTTCGATGAAGCGTAATTCGCACTCGCATAGGCGAGACCGCCATTCGCATTCGCATTGTTGTTGGCACGATACAGGACACGACCGCTGAACCCCTCTACCATCCTCCTTTTCGGGGTGCAAAAGTAATAAAAATTTTTCAAAAATCGACCGACTTACGTCGGTATTTGGAGGTGGAGCACCTTTTTTAGAAGGTCTCCACCTTACGCTTTCACGCTTTTTCGCCCTTACGCTGTTTTCAGCTCTATCGCTCCTCTGAAGGCGAGACGAGAGCCGAGGAACGTATCCGAGCCCGACGAAGCGTAATACGCACACGCACAGGCGAGACCGCCACTCGCATACGCACTGTCGCTGGCACGATACAGGACACGACCGCTACTGTGAGTGTACCAGAAAATGTCTGTATAGTTCTGGTTCCACTTGCTGTTGTCGCTCGTTAGCTTGGTAGGAACGACATCTGCATAGCGTCCAAATCTCACACGTCCGATACAATAACCATTGGCATTGATGCCTTGTACGGTTCTTTCTGTCTTGGTAAGAGGATCATAGATGTGCCAAACACTGTCAAGCATATCTCCGCTCACTGGAACCATCTTGTTTTTCAGGAATGACACATAGCTCTTGATGTTCACACCAACATTGTCCATCCACTCACAGTTACAAGCCATGAAGTTCTCGATGCCAAGCACCTTGTTTCCCATGCCATTGTTCCATGGGCTGTTTGCCTTGCCGATTGAATCCCAGTAACCAGTCTTGTAATTGTTCGTGTAACCGTTGCTGCTTGATGAGCCTACGCCACGGCCATAGCCACATACCAACTGAGCGTCACGATTTCCCACAAGGGCATAGAAGAGGTTTGCCACGTCCTTGCTTGTCTCATAGTCTATCATCTGATAGCCGTTTCCTCTCAGCCATGCCAGGTTTTGGAAGTCCTTGTATGTGTAGTGAAGGTTCATGTCCTGGATGTCCGTAGGATCCACATAGGTCACCTTTCCCTCGCTGTCATACGCCCAACCTATATATGTGTTGCTATTGCCATCTCCAAGCTTGGCAGCCACGCCACTGACACTTTTGAGCGTTCCGCTCATCATGGCAGCCTCGTAGATGCCGACAAGCTCTGGTTTGTGCTCCACCCAGTCAGGTTCTATGGCTTCGAGTTCAGAACTGTCAACGGCAATGAGTTCGCCATCTTCATTGACGGTCTTCACCGCAAAGATGAAGTACTTCGCTCCATCAGGAACGGACGTGAAGGTATAGTCACCTTCCATGAAGTCTGAGTCGGATGCCATGCCAGTCAAGTTGTATGTCTCGATGACACTTCCGTCCTCCTTGACGAATATAGCACCGATACGGCTGCTTGTAACGCCAGGCCATCGTACCTGCTTCATTCCCTCCACATCCATCTTGTACGCATTATAGCTCACGTTGGAGCGGACGAACGTTGTGGAACTGTCTATCTTGACGTTTCCATTCTCATCATAGATGCTGGAGTCAAGCGAGTCCGTGCAGACAGAGCAACTTGCACCAAGCAAGATGTCCTGGAGTTTCACCCTCTTCACCACGTTGGCACTTGGAAGAGGTCTTTCCTGGAGGCTTGAAAAGAACAGGTACTTTCTGTCATGCTTCACGTCATTGATGCCCTTGTACCAATATCTGCCGATATACATGAAGGCATCGTACTCACCCTTGTCATAGATGTTTTCGATTGATCTGCCGTCGGCAAGCTTGGAGTAGTCCTTCTCATCCATCGGGATGCAGGTCATCTTGGAGCTACCTTGGTCGTAGATGCCGATGACAGGCTTCATGTCCTTCCAAATCTGGCTCACATGGGCGGATGGCTTGTACTCATTGCTGTAGTCATGCCCTGTCTTGTTGTCGAGGTTGGTGATGTTCTGAGGGTCGCCCACGGTATCATCGAACACGATTGCGCTGTATTGGCTGTTATATACGGTCATCTCTGGGAAGTAAGCCGCAAACGAGGCAAGCTTCTCCTTGGTGATGAAGTCAGTCATAATCCATCTACCTGTCAGACCAGAGCACTTTCCGCTCTCATCGTATGGTGTTCCGTTCACTTCCAGTCCCACGGCCTCACTGTCCATCAAGGCTTGCAGGATGGTGGATGAGCCTGAGACGTTCACGTCTGTCAGACGGATGTACTTGATGCTTGCGCCTCCACCTATTGAGTCGAGGAGCAACTGGGTGCTACTTATCCTTGGGCAGTTCGTCACGAGCACGCTCTTGATGCCACCCATGCCATCGAAGGTCAGCCCACCAGGGTATTGCAGCCTTGGCAAGTTCTTGAATGAGAGGTTCGACATCGTTGACGGAAGCTGAAGGGTCTCTATTGGCGAGGCCTCCGCCAAGTCAATGCTTGACAGGGAGGAGTTCTTTGCCAAGACGGTCTTCAATCGTGGGCAGTATGTGGCAGTGATGGAAGTCACCTTCGTGTTCCTCACGTCAATGGAAGAGAGGAACGGCTTGTTTCCAAGGTTCAACTGTGTGATGGCAGCCGTGCCGTCCATAGGCTCGTAGTCCTCGCCACCAAGCACGAGTTCCTGCAACATTTCACAGTTGGAGATGTCCCAGCTCTCAGCCTTTGGGGCGCATCCAGACAAGTCGAGCCTTGCCAGGTTCTTCGCCCCGAACACATAGAGCATGGTTCCTGCGCCAGAGGCGGTCATGCCGCTTCTGAGCGTGTAGCTCTCGCCAGCCTTTAGATAGCAACTGTCCACGCACGCATCCGCACGATCCACACCGATTCCAAAGAAACTGTCTTGTGCTGCCGTGATGGCAATGGAGATTTCAGTGCCCACGGCACGCATTTTGAATGGGTTGGTGTAAAGCTCACCCACCTGATAGTAGCCGTCACGGTATGCGAAACGCTTTCTGAATGTCTCAGGCAGATCATCAAGGCGAAGACCATGCACGGCATAGTAATAGTTGGCTCCTGCCGTGGAGTTCTCGATGTACTTTCGCTCGCCATCGAATGAGGAAATGACCTTCGCCCACTTTGCCAGTCGGTCGGTCACCCATAGCTTGGTGCAACCTTGTACAGAGAAAATCTTCATTCCGTCTGACTCTGCGCTTCGCATCTCTCCTGCGATGTCATGGAGCGTCACAACATTGTCGCCTGTCTCATCAAGCCAGAAGCCGTCCACCTTGTATGATTGCTGGAACATCACGCTGTTCCATCCCTGGTAATAATGCTTTGGATCGTTCACGGCATCCAAGTCCCATGGGACGGTAAGGCCACAGTCGTTGTCATAGTTCCACACACAGTCTCCGTCATACCAGTGGTTGAAGTAAGCCCTCACCTCACCATCGGTGTCAAGGTAGAAGCTGAGCATCATGTTCTTGCTTCGCTGGTCAACGGCAAGGATGTAGTCGCTTGCGACCACATAGCATCCGACGCTGTGGACGTTGGCGAACTTGTGAAGCTCGTGAGACCACTTCTTCAGGCGGTTCTCCTTAGTGCCCCTTACTGTGAGACCGTCAAGCGTGATGTCGCCATCCGCCTCCGTGAGGTCGTTGCTGCACTGTTGGGTGAACATGAGGAAGTTGTAGAGGTCGTATGGAACCTTCTTGCCAGACTCATACAACGCCACAAGGTCATCGTCGTCTGGGTATCTCGCCTCGAAGTATGACATCCACACAGGGTTGCCAGTCGCCTCGTCCACCTTCATCATGTCGTCAACGCCATTCACGCCCTTCAGCCAACAGAGATAATCATACTTCAGGTATTCGTAGCAGGTCGTTGGATTCAGCACCCTTCCAGACACTGTCCACTTTCTCGTTGCCTTGTCGTAGCTCATGGAGCCTGTGGTGTCCTTCCAGTTTCCACCGCTGTACTTGGCGTATCTGTCATCGGACGTGTGATAGACCTACGTCCAGTCATATTCGTTCACGTTGTCAGACATCACCTCTGAGAGGGTCTTGGTGGTTTCCGTTGGGTCAGCCACGGCTGTGGTCTCCACCATGGAGCCTGTTCCGTCATTCTCCAGGAAGACATTTCCGTTGCCGCAATACTCTGAAAGCATGTAGATGTTTCCTGCCACAAGGGATGAAACATCCTTCAGTACCTCATCCTTGAAGTCCGTCAGCTTCTGTCCCTTGGCTGCAACGAGTTCCTTGAAGTCGCCATAATTGAGGCAGTCTGCCGTATATCCGTCCACTTTCTCGAAGCCAAAGAAACTTGGGTTGTTCTTGTCAACGTTGAAGTTTGCCTTGGCATGGAAATAGGCATAGGACTCGTTGGTGGCATCCACAGAGTTGATGTCCGTGCGGAAAAGGGCGCATGGCACAGAGTCGATGGACGTGTTCATGTTCTCGCTTCCCTTGTAGGCGTTCTGCGCTGGTGTCATGTATCTCTCGCCAAGCGCACGCTGCAACTTGTTCATCAGCTCCATGGTGGCTCCGTTGTTTGCGCCTCCTGAGTCTGAGTAGTCCACCTTGATGGTGGATGTGCTGATCCACATGCCGCCATCCTTCACCTGTATCTTGCCCTTGGCCGCCATCTTCTGGCAAAGCTTGAACTTCTCCAGCTCCTCGCCAGTGAAGTCTTCCTCTGAGTGGAGGAGGATGATCTTGCATCCCTTGAACTTGCCCTTCTTGTTCTTGATTGGTCTGAGCGATGATGTCGTTCCCTGGTTCACCGTAGGCACGAGCACCACCTTGAAGTCCTGCCATGGGCGGTCTGGGAATCTCACGATCCAGTCGAAGAGTGCCTTCGTCTTCTTGTCGCCATCCAGCTTGTCAAGATAGCCAGGGTAGTTCTGCTCTATGTCGTCGGTGTCTGGGTTCTTCAGGAGTGTGACACAGCAAAGACCTGCGTTGAGGCAAGCCTGCATGGTTGGTCTGTCCTTGGTCGTTCCCTCTGCCGTCTGCGATGCCATGACAAGGTTCTTCTCATACTCGCTGAGCATTTCCTTGGTGTCCTTCAGCCCCACAAGGTAGTTATCGACAGCCTGGCGGAAATTGAAGTATGTAGCCCATGCCGTCAACTTATAAAGATAGATGTCGGCACTTGTGCCATCGAAGTTGATGGTGTGGTCGTTGTTGATGAGCTTGCCAGCGTCATAGTAGCAGGCACCTGCCTCGTCACCGTTGCGGAATATCTTGATGCTGCCGATGCCTGAGTAAGGGGCGATGGAGGAAGGCTCTATCACGATGTCGAAGCGTGTCACTGCGTCCTGTGCGTAATACGCCACGGCCGTTTGCTGCGCACCAAGGTCATCGGGATTGGTGGCGGTGGCTCCGTCACACGTGAAGACAAGTTTCTCGCCAGTCAGGTAGAAGCCCACCTTGTTGTCGCCAAGGCAGTCTATCAGCTTGGCGTTCCTGTCCTCCACGTTCTTCACCCTCACCGTGAAGCTGATGGCCATTCCGTTTTGCTCGATGCTGTTGGAGGCGAACGGCTTGTAGTCACACACTGCCCTCATGTTCTCTGCTATGCGCAAGGACATGAGGCCGTTGTCGGCCTCCGTGCCATAGGATGCCGTTCCAAAGGTGTCCTTCACGAATCCATTGGTGCTCCAGTTGGATCCTTCCACGCTGATGGAGGTGTCTCCGTCCTTGATGATCTTGTCCTCCTCGCTGTTGGAGCGTGAGTCCATGGTGATGTTGAACACACGCTGTGTGCTCACTTCCTCCACGTCCACGAGACTTCCATCTATGACAAACGACGCTGCCTGGGATGATGACTCGCCACATTCTACGTACACCACGATGGTCTTGGAGCCATCATGCACGCCCTCCATCACCTGCTTGGTGAAGGTGTATGTCTGGGAGCGATATGCCACGCTGTTGTTCTGCACGCTGCCGTCATAGAGGATGACAGCCTTCGGGTTGTTGTCGTTCGCAACGTAGATGGCATATTCCACGGATATGGACTCATAGAGCTTGCGCTTGCCCTCCATTTCGTCCGTGTACCATCGTGTCGCCACGATAGGTGTGACGTTTCCTTCCTCCACGACCATGACGGACGTGTGGAGGTAATTTCCAACCACGCCGCTTCCCACGTCCTCGCCATGGATTCGCAAGGGATATGCGCCATGTGCCAGTGGCGTGCCCATACAGTTTTGTGGGTCTATGCTCACGGAATGGGAATAGGTGTCCATGATGGTGGAGGTTCCAAGTACCTGCCACTGCTCGTTGACATAGATCTCCGTGATGACCTTGATGCCCTTGTCGCTTGCGTTGTTGGCGAACTTATACATCGGGATGCTCTTGGCTGCGCCACCGACCAAGAGGCTTGTGTTCTGGGTATAGTTGAGGGTCTGCACGCTCGTGATGGAGACATCCACACCTGAGACGTTGATGTTTCTCGAACCGCTGTTTCCAGCGTCATCGTATGCCACCAGCTGGAATCGCTTGTTAGTGGCAGTCACGAAATAGGAGCTGACATCTATGGTGAAGTCGTATGTGTCACCAGAGGCGGACGATGCCTTGTTTACGGCAATGGTCTCCAACACCTGGTTCGTGTCACGGTCTTTGAGCACGATTTTCTCGATCATGTTGTCTATCTCGCTGCCGCCTTGCGTGGTGATGCTTCGGATGGCAGCCTTGATGAGCACAGAGCCGCCAGCCTTGGCATAGAGGGGCGAGTTCTCGAACTGGATGCTCACGATGGTTCCTGAGCCTCCACCGCTTCCTGTGCCGACGGCAAACTGCTGTTCGTCACCGATGCCCTCGCCAGCCGCATTTTCGAGTTGCAGCTTCACCACGCCCTCCGTTTCCGTGTCCACCTTGATGTTGGTGGGGATGTACTTGTATGCTCCACCAGTGGAGAGAGCGTCCTTGCCGTCTGCCTTTGGCTCATCCTTTGCATCCACGCCAGAGCCGCCTCCAAAGTCCTTCCACAGCCCGATTTCACCAATCTCCGTCAAGTCGCCCTGGAATTGCTTGGTCTCCATCTGCTTCTCCTCTGTGGAATAGGAGATGATGAGTCCCTTCTTGGCATACTGCACGCCTGTTTTCTCCTGGTATTTCAAGAGGGCTTGCACTGCGGTCGCCAAAGTCCAGTAGCTTCCCACCTCTGGGTTACCCAACAGAGTGTCGATGATGATGTAGGTCTCAGATCCTGCTGCAAGGGAGCCAAAGTCCTTCCAATTATCAGGGTTGAACCAGTTTGCCTCCGTCACGGTCTTGCCCACATATTGGTAGGTCTTCCAGATGCCTACCGACATCTCGAAGGAAATGATCAGTCCACTCACAGCCTTGCCTTCCTTCCATGCCGCATTGATGGCGGACATGCTTGGGTTGTCGGGGTCGGACAGTTGGTAATAGCCAGTGATGGGAACCTCCGTGGTGGCGTTGAAAATGCTCGCTGGAGTTGCCTTCGGTGCTATCTGCGCCATGTCCGTGCCAGTCCAGATGTATGGAACCTTGCCTGCCACATCTACGTAGATCACTGATGAGCTGAGTGTCTGCTGCACCCATTTCGGCTCGATGTCGCCATCCTCCACCGTGTCGATGAGTCTTTCAAGTTTCTTCTCCTGGCTGGAGTATCTGTAGGCTCCGACCATGGAGATGGAATTTGTGTCCCAGTAGCTCACCATCACCACGTCATAAACCTCCTTTGGAAGGTTCTCTTTTGGGATGATGCTGTTTTCGTCAAGCTGGGCGATGCCGCCAGGCTGTCCCATCTTTGCGTCGATGGACTTCAAGGTTGCCTCGCTTGTCTTAGCGATGCTCTCACGCATGTTGTCGGCCAAAGACTTTCCACCACAAAGCGTCCACTCCGTCCATCCGTTCTCCTTGGTGTGGGTACGCATGTATTCGGCAAAGGTAGTGCCGCTTGCCAGCCTGCCATCGTCGTTGAGTCGGACAGGGCCTTCTGCCACCTGGATGCAATATTCCCTCGCATAGCCGATGGCAAACTGATGTACCTGGACGTTCACACCATCAAACGTGGCTCTGAGCACACCCACAAACTTGTAGTTCTCCGTGCTCGCATAGGCTGCGTCCAGTTTTGCCTGAAGTTGTTCTTCCTTAGAGGTGTCGCCATCAGTGAAGTTCCCAAGGTTGAGGAATGGATCAGTGAGGGCATTGCTGCTCTCGCTCGTGCCTTGCAGACGCTTCAAAAGCTCCGTATCTGCGTCAGAGCGATTTGACCTCTCTTCCTCGATGGACTTTTTGATGCTATTGTCCGCTTCGCCACGATCCTTGATTTCCTGGTCAACTTGCTTCTGGAGTGCATAGATGCTGCCAAGGTTTCCCATCAGTAGCCATGGCTCCGCTGTATTTCCCTTTTGGAAGGCATAGACGTTTCCGCTCTCTGCCTGTGTTGAGTTGTTTGCATCGTAAATGGCTACGAGTTGACCAAAGCGAAGTGGTTTGCCATTTGTGCCTACAGGAGCCGTGCCGTCCGCTTTCATTGCGGCATAGCTCTTGTAAACCTGATGGATGCCAAGTCCATCCGCATTTTGCTCCATGTCGGCAAGGTATGCCAGGGTGTCGGCATGAAGGCCAAAGGCATCCTCTGGACTGATGCTGTCCACGTCTGTCACTTGGCGAAGGCGCAAAGCCTCCTTTTGAAGTTCATATATTGTTTTCATAAGCTTATCGTTTTATAAGATCTTTATATCTTACAGGGAGAGTCTGGAGAGCGTCTAGCGACGGAACATCCTTAACTGCATAGAACGTTCCTGATGTAGGCTTTGTTCCTACGATTTTAGCTGTGAGGCTCTTGACCACGCCACGGCTCACTCCATCCTCGAACTCTCTCTTCTCGATGATTTCTTCATTGAGTACATAATAACAACCTGTTAGGTAATACAAGCCATCTTCGACCTCACCTTCCGATATTATTGTTTCAGGGACATCATAAACTCCATTCTTGGTGATGAGCTTGTGGGCTTGAACGGTCTCACAGTTTGCATCCGCACTTCCATTGACATGCCTTGGAGTGGAATATATAGGGAGATTTCGTAAGTCTTTATATCCAGCATCGTCATACCCACTCGTTTCCTCACCTCCGTCAGTAACAGGGAATAAGGAAAAGATCAAATCTATCATGTTGTCTTGAAGAAGCTTCAGGTCTTCCAAGAAAACAGGCTGACCGCCCTCGCTGAAAATAAGTCTATTCATAATCGTATAAGTTTATGCTGAAAGTTCTTCCAGCTGGTTTGTAAATGTTCAATATCTTCTTGATGGCATTGAGGTTTTTCCACCCATACTTGTCCGCCTCCTTGGTTTCCGTTGAGGTGCAAAGGAACGTGGGAACCATGACGATGAAGTTGATGGGAGTGGAGGAATCATACTCGTGGATAAGATATACACCCTTTTCCTCCTTTGCGAGATACATCTTCAATGAGAACTTCTGTTCTCGCTTGAAATGGAGATATGAGCTTCTGTTCTTCGCCTCTGGAGTGACAATGTATATTTGTCGATTCTCCAGGCAGAAATAGCGGTTGAGCACATTTTCCAAAACGATGACATTGCCTGATACGTTCAGATTTTCATCAGCCCCATCCTTATGCTGAATGAACAAATCATATACATGTCGGATGGGAACTATCAATACCCTCAGGAGAGCCAGCAGAAAGGCACTCCTCAAAATTGGAGGCAGTAAGAACGCCACCAATTTTACAAAATCAATCTTATACCACATAACTCAAAGTTTCTGAAAGTTTTTCTGGAATATAGCTGCCACTCTCACCGATATAGTTGTTTCCTGCCAAGGTAGTCCAGGAAAGGTCACCGTCTCGCTTGTATGAGCAAGTACCCAGTTCTACATCCTCGACACCATCGACAGAGAGGATGGCACTGATGAGCTTCGTCTTGTTGAAGGTTCCTCCATATTGGATGTCTTTCAGGTGGTTCTCGATGGCTTCCTCGATAGGCATGGTTCCATCGGACAGTTTGACTCCATTCTCATCTATTACAAGGGAATCCACGGAAATGGTTGCAGATATGGAGAGCTTGTCGCTTTCCTTGCTGCTGATGTTGAGCACAACACCTGCCACCTTCACCCTGTTCATGTACTCTTTGAACACCGTTAAAACACTGTTTGAGAGTGCCACAGGCTTGCCGTCCTTCTCACCGCTCACAAGGATCTGCACGCTCGTGCCACGATCCCTCACGGCTGCGTATTTCACCACCTGCTTGCCCTCGTCGATGGTGGCGTAGCCATACTGCTGGGTGTCCTCGTTGAGCACGAGGCTGTCACCATACTGGAAGGCCTTTGCCATCTTGTAGTACCATGGAACGGATGCCACTACAGCCATGCTCACCTTGTCATCCACCACTTTCACGTACTCTTCGAAGACAACCTCCAGCACATGGCAGCAGGCTGCGACGATGAAGAACATGATGCTCTCCAAACTGACAGAGGAAAAGCTACCGCTCCAGGTATCGCCTTCCCTCAGCCCATATTTCTCACGGATGGTGGCATCTGCCATGAACGCATCCGTCATCTGTTTCTTGATCTCTGCTACAGTCCTTGCCATGTCTAAGTAAATTCTTTTGTAAACTCCTCGCCAAAGATTCTCAGACGGACATTTCCTTGATCCCTTGCGGTTGCAGGACTCACGTCATTATTCTTGCAGTAGTTCTGCATGACACGATTCCAGGTTCCGTCTGGAAGTTTCAACTCTGTTCCCGGATGTGGGATGTCCGTGATGCAGATGCCGTTTGCCTTAGCAATGGCAAGCACAGCCTCCCACGATCCAAATTCTTGGATGGCGATGTCTGCCATCGTCTGTCCGTCCTTGACCTTTGTTTTCATTTCTCTGACTTTTTACGTAAACCGATGATACCGTACATCACCGCAAAAAAGATAGAAACAGAAAACCAAAATATGACTTCATTTCTCAATTCGTTGTTTTTTTGGACGGTTTCTTTCTGTTCCTCATTCTCCAGGTCATGCCGTTCATCGGCCTTCGATACGTTTTCCTTCGACTGGCTCTGTGCGACCTCCTTGCCTTTGTCGGTGTTTCGGTTTCGTTCCGTGCTACGGTACTTCTCCTTGCTTACCACGTTTCCGTCCTGGTCTATCACCAAGATGGTAGAGTCCTTGATGTTCACGGAATCTCTCACGTTCACCTCATAACGGATGACCAGGGAGTCCTTGATGACGATGGAGTCACGGATGTTCACGGAATCCTTCGCCACATGTCTTTGATTGGATTCCACTTTTCTTGTCGTGCCACAGGCAGCGAGCATCAGCACTGCCAGGAGCAAATAGATGTAATGTTTCATGTTGTCTGCCTTTAAATGTCCTTGTATTCTTCCTTTGCGTTGAAGCAAGGGCAAGCCTTGATCCATTCATTCTGGGTTATCTTTCCATCGTGGTTCAGGTCTGGGCTGAAATCACGGTGTCCCTGGATGACCGCCTTTGGATATTTCTTGCGCAAGAGTTTCAACAGGTTTCTGAGCGATTCCTTCTGTGCCTCCGTTCTGTTGTCAATAGGCTTGCCATTTGCGTCAATGCCACCGATGTAGGCGATGTTCACCAGTTTCGAGTTGAAGCCCTTCACGCCATTGCTTACCTTTTCCACATCAAGCATCTGATGGATGGTTCCGTCTGGGAGGATGACATAATGGTAGCCAGGGAATTTCCAACCCTTGCGTTCGAACTCCAGTTCTAACTGCTTGATGGTTGTCTTCTGACTGCTTGCCGTACAATGAACGGCTATGTATTCGATATTTCTCATTTCTTTCTCAATGCTTCGAGGGCGATTTCCACGTCCTCTGGTTTTACTCTCAGTTTGCTCGCTATCTCACCCACAAGGGCTTTCTTCAGTAATTGGAGGAACGGCATACGGGGGAAACAAATCAACATGCTCGCTGCCGTGCTCCATAGCTCCACGAGGATGATGCCGATGCAGATCACGCTTGTGGTGAGTCCATTTTCCACTCCAAGGAGTTTGTCGATGAGGATGAAAATCAGGATCACGGAACCATACACCGCAAGCTTGCTGAATGAATCCCTCGCAAGCTCACTCTTGGTGAACCGTTTCTGTTTTAGGCTGGAGGCAATGCCCCAGATTGCATCCATCACCACGGCAAACACCGTGAACCCCACCATCGTCTCATATCCTGCCAAAAAGTTGGCAATAATCAGGAACAGGCACATCACCCATCCCCACATGGTGGAGAGCACCACCATAAGTTTATTCAAAAAATGTTCGATAATCATTGTCTTGTCGTTTTAATATTTAGATTCTATCTGTATTCCCGTGTTGGTGATTCTCACCTTGTCAACGGTCTGGCCGTCCATCTCCATCTGCTCCTTGATGAGCGTCCTCCAGTAGATGGGGTCGTTGTCAAGCAACATGTCGCTGATGCCGACACCTACCGATGGGTTTTCCTTCAGCTCACCATGGTGAAGGGTGAGTATCAAGGCTTGGTTCTGTCTCAGGATGTCACCGGTCTGTAGGTGTCCGTTTCTGACCGTTGGCTCCAGTATTGGAGAATCCTTGTTGTATGTGAGTTGTATTCCTTCCATGTCAGTGCTTGATTTTTGCGTCCTCGTAGTCGTCCTTCTTGAATGACTTTGCGGAACTGGTTGGTTTCACTGTGGTAAACGTGCCGCCTGGGTGGCTCACCGTCACTTGGTGCGTGTGGCCGTTGAAGGCTTCCACAAGCTCGTTGATCTTGTCTGTCAGTTGCTCGATGTTGATGAGACCTCCAAGCTTTCCACCGTTGATGACTATTGTCTCGATGTGATCCACTTGGAGCACCACGAGTTCCGCAAGGTCGCCAGACAGGCTGCCGATGGTCACTGCGCTGCCTATTTTTGGGGTGATGAGCATCTTGCCGTCATCGTCCATTTCCGATGCCTTCAGGCGTACCCCAGGAATGGTGATGCCGCCCACTGTCACCTCACAGAGGTTGCCTGTGACCGACCTCACGATTCCCTGGTATATGGAGATGGTTCTGCCGTTGCCTGAGGCACGTTTCAGATTTTCCTGTAACTTTCTGTATTCGTCCATGTCTTTTAGCTGAGTCTAAATCCCAAGTCTATCTTTCTTTTGCCACCTGCGCTGGAGAACTCCGTCGTCACGGCTGTCACGAAGTATGTTCCATCCTTGTAGGGGTAGTCACGGTCATGGAGGGTCACGCTGTCTGAGGGCTTGCACATCGGGATGAGCCACCCAGTGATACTTCCCTCATAGCCGTCGAAGCTTCTACGTTTCACCTCCAGCTCGCCACGAGCCTTCATGGATGCCTCGTCATTGGTGGCACACTTGATTTCTATCTTGTCGCCACCAGTCGTGCCAGTCTCCACCTCCTTGACGGTTCCGTCAGGCATCAGTGCCTTCACGATGACCTGCACCTTTTTGTCCTCGGCACGATGATAGGTGAGGTTGTCTTCCTCCACGTTCAGTGAGAAGTCGTAGAAACATTCCACGCCCATCTTCTCGCCAGGTGGGTGGATGTGGAGCGTTCCGTCCTGTAGGTAGATGTCCGCTCCGCACTCTTCCTGCACCTTTTTCAGCACGTCATATCCTGTTGCGTTGTTGATGACGAACTTGCTGTATGTCCATGAGTAGGAGCAATTCACCTTGATGTCAAGCCCACAGCCAGAGACCACCTTGGTGAGGAGGTCGCCAAGACTGACTTTTTGCAAGACCTCGTTCTTGATGTCCTTTCGGAACTGGAACAGGTCATCCTCACAGTGCAGCTTGATGTTTCCTCCATCGGTGGATATGCGCTGAAGCCATCCCTCGAACTCTGTTTCAAGGCCAGCCTCCTTGTAGCCAAGGATGATGAAGACCCTGTCCCCACGTTTCAGCTTGTCCTCTATCTGCAACGCCTTGTTGTACTCACAGGCAGGAAGGGTGATGATGGCTGTGTCGGCAAGGAGTTCCACGCTGCGGTGTATCTCCACCTTGTCGATCATGCAAAGCTTGTAGTTTCCAATGCGTATGTCAAAAGCCATTGTGTACATAGTCTATGCGTTTAAGTCGTCACGGCTCAGCAACAACTTGTAGATGTCGTCACTGTATGCCTGGATGGAGTAGTTTTGGTTTGCCGTGCCAGAGGTGAAGGGAATGTCCCAGCTCTCAATGGCAAGTTGACTGATGCCGAATATCTCCAGCAAGGGGTTGAGTGCCTTCACATGTCCAGCCTCACAGAAAGCCCTGAGGCGAGAAACGTCTTCCTCTGGGTACTTGCCATCCTCGCCCATCAGCAAGCCCTCGATTCTAACCGTGTAGTCATCCTGCGTCCAACGCTCCTTGATGCTGCCCTTGATGGTTCCCTTCGACACATGTCTCCTGGTAAGGATGTTCTGACCGTTCAGGCTGATCATGGGTTCCAGGGGAAAAAGCCACTCCTCGGAACCTGACTCCTCCAACTGGAAACGAAGTGGCAGCACCATGGGGATTCCCCTTGCGTTGGTTCTGACCACGTCCTCCAGCTCTTCATCCGTCATGGTCTCCACATTGAACTCAGAGCTGTCCGGGATGGTCTTTGCCGCAGAGAGGTAGCCCAGGTTCTTGCCAAGGACGTTGTTCTCACGGAAAAGCCAGTATGGTGGCATCTTGGTGAGTCCAAGTGCCCTCAGTGCCATGTTCTGCAATATGAATCTGTTTGTCTTCATCGGTCTGTGCTTGTTGCGATGGACAAGGCACGGTTCATGCACTGGAGCACGATGCGCTCCAATTCTGCCGTGTCAGTCTTATCGGCCATTGTTACTTGTATGTTGTCGAAGAACTTGCCTATGGTAATGTGGATGTTCGAAGAGCGAGAGCCGCCAGTGGCAAGGGCTTCTGCTGTGGTCTTGCCACCTCTTCCGCCCTTGCTTCCCTTGCCGCCACCCTTGGCATTTCCGCCACTGGCAGGTGAGCCAAAGGAGAATGAGGCAGGGCTTCCCTTTGTGGAAGGGGTAGATATGGAAGAGGAGGTTTTCTTCTTGTCCTTGGCACTTTCCCTCGCATAGTTGCGGTCATACTCATCCTTGACACCGCTTGCCAACTTCCGTGTGGCATCTGCCGCCTTGGTCGCACTGGTGTAGCCTGTCAGGTCCTTGACTGCTCCCACCGCACTTGACCATGCACCGCTGAAATCACCATTGAACAGTTTTGCCAAAGCCTGACCAACCTTGCCGATTCCGCTGAGGAAGGTCTTGAATCGGTCTATCAGATAGTCCTTGATGATGTTACCAAGTCCCTTGATGACCGACCACATGGTGAGAAGGAAGGCACGGAACCCTGCAAATTTGTTCCAGCAATAGACGACACCTGCCACCAATGCTGCTATAGCTGTGATGACAAGGCCTATAGGGTTGGCGTTCATGGCTATGTTCAGAAGCCATTGCACGCCTTGCCAAACCTTGGTGACGGCCGTCACTACCTTCATCACACCGACAAGACCCCAGAGGGCGATGGTCTGCAAGTTGAAGGCGACCGTTCCGACACCCACCACCACTGCGATGTAGCCGATTTCCGTCTTCCACTTGATGAAGAAACCGATGACACTTGATAGGATGGAGAGGATGCCACCTATGACTGATGCTATCGGTGGTACCAAAGCACCGATGAGATCCATCACACCAAGGATGACAGGCTTGATGGAATCGAACATGCCGATGGCAGACTGCCTGATGTTTCCGACCATGGTGGAGAACTTTCCGCTCACCGTCTGGCTCAGTTTGTCGCTCATGCCGTTGAAGGCTCCACCTTCGCTTGTTGCATGGGCGATGGCTGCCGCCACGGCATCGAAGCCTATTTGTCCCTTGCTCATCATATCCTGAAGCTCGGCATAGGTCTTGCCTGTCATCTTCTGGAGTTCCTTCAATGGGTTGAAACCAGCATTGATGAACTGCATCAAGTCCTGTCCCTGCATCTTACCTGCCGATGCCACCTGGCCGAACGCAAGTGAGAGACCTCCAAGTTTCTCCTTGTCGCCCGTGGCGATGTCACCAAGCTGCTGGAGATACGGAACCACCTTCTGTGCGCTGACTCCAAAGCCAAGCATCATCTTGGCGTTGTTTTCCAAGTCAAGTGGCTCGAATGGGGTCTTTGCCGCAAAGGAATAAATCTGGTTCAACATCTTGGCCGCTGCCGTCTCGTTTCCCACGAGGGTCTTGAAGGCGACACTGGTCTGTTCCGCTTGCGCTCCAATGGATGATATGGCTGAGATGCCTGCGCTTGCCAAGGTATATGGGTTCATCAGGAAGTCCATGCCTGGCAGTGACATCAGGGAGGTCTTGAAATTGGAGAACGAGAATGCCTCACGAAGTCGGTTGCCCACAGAGGTCGCCTTCCGTGATATAGTGTCAAGTTGCTCGCTGGTGCGCCTTGCGATGCTCAGTACGTTCCCTTGGTCAGCCTGTAGTTTGATGAGAAATTGCAATATGCTCTTAGCCATCTATTCTGTTCTCCTTTTGCTTAATCTCTGACAAATACTTGATAGTCCACGCCCATTGCTCGTCAGAAAGCGTGTCTGGGTCCAGATACAGGTTATATCTCAGAAGGGTGTCCATTTGCAGGACATCACCTCCACCGACATCATTTATTCCTGCATCCACTAAAGCTTTTTTATCTCAGCCTCCTTCACTCTCAGCAAGTCCTCCAACTGTGAGCAAGCTGCGAGGAAGAGGTCATCGTCTGTTTTGATTTCCTCATCACCGTCGAGCCAGAGCTGGTTGAGCAAGGCTTCCTGCATCTTGATTGGGTCTTTCACCACGCTCACGTAGCTCAGATCCTTGCGTGTAGGCTTGCGCACGATGCAAGTCTTTCCACCTGTGGTAATCTGGAAGACTGCGCCATGCTTCTTCTTCCACTCATCAATTTTTACTTGGTCTTTTTTCATTTTGAATCTTTTTTGAATGTTCTTTGAATGGTGTTCAAACACCTTTTTAAACTTTCTTCTTGTCGAGGAAGATGAAGGGCAGCTCCTTCTCCAGGAACTTGTCGCCTTGCTTCCATTCCGTGTTGTCTTCCGTGAACTCTGCGCCCTGGAGAAGGTCTGTCACGATGACATCTCCCTTTGTTGGGTTTCCATAGGAGACAACAAGATCGATGGAAATGTCAAGGATGTCACCGCCTGAAGCTTGCGACAATGCCTCATACTCACTTTGCGTCAAGCTAATGGAACCTTCATACGCCTTGTTGCCTCGCTGTATGCCGTGGGGCTTGTTGCCCTTGGCATACAAGGCTTCCTTCTCCTGCTTCGAGGAGTATTTCACGGCACGGAACCCTGTGACGGTTCTGCCTGCCAGCACGACATTGATGTCTGACCACTCGTATTCTCTTGTATTAAACATGATCTTTAACCGTTATTAGTTTCAACCAAAAAGCCCAGTTTCACGTCCACGTATCGGGCATATCCGTATGGACGCACTTTGAGGGTCATCAATACCTTCGATGTGCTGAGCACGTTCTGTTTCTCATCCATGTAACACTTGCAGCCATCACCGTCTGAGTTGGCGCAAAGCTCGCCATTGGCGGTCATCTGCTTGTTGATGCCACTCTCCACGGTCTGTTGCCAGCTCTTCACGATGCCCACCTGCAAGGTTCCGTCATCGTTGATTTCCAGCTCATCGAGGAGGATGTCGAGCATGATGTTGTATGCGAGGCGATATGCCTTGTCTATCACCCTGCGGTTGGCTATGTGCATATAGTCATCGGTCTCGTCACACGCAAGGTTGTCGTCGGCATAGAAGTAGCCTGAGCGTCCCACGTACTTTCGTGGCACGATGTAGCCCTTCTCGTAGATGCCCCTGATGGTGTTTTCCGACTCATCGACCTTCTTTGCGCCCACATACATCTCCAATGGAGCGAGTGAGCCATCCTTCACACGACCGATGTTTCTCTGCACAGGCACGCTTGCCAGACGGCCAAGGATGGTTCCCATGCTTGCGCCCTTCGACGATGCCACGGTGTCGCCCATCACGATGCCCACACGGTTGTACTTCTCCTGTGTCAAGTCCTTAAGTTCCTTCGCTGGGTCGTAGTTGCGACCTTCGAGGAGGAAGAACAGAGGCGCATAGAGTTCCGCGGTAGCCCATTCCGCCAACTGTTGCGCCTTTGGGAGGGCAGTGAACACGTCGCTGTCGATGCCGTTGGTGCTGGTAGTCGATGAAGTGGTGTTGAGGTTTGCGATGGCGATGCCTCGCAAGTTGCCGTTTTGCTTGGTGATCAAGTCTCTCGCATAGCCTGCGTCCGTCTTGGTGTAGTCACAGAGAGTGGTCACGGCCGTGCTTGGATTCACTGGGTAGAGTACGAGCTTTGTGCCCACCTCTGCCTCATCGTAGAACTCGGACACCTGCTTGTAGAGGGCTGCGTTATTGGTTGATGTCACACCCAGTTCCTGGAGGTCGTCCATGCTCGTGATGGCGTATGCCGTATTGAGGACGAACGTCCCGGCCACGGCTGCTGCGCCACAGATGAGGGCCATGAGACCGTCGGCACTCTCACCGACGGTTCCCAGTTGGCCATTGAGGAACTGAATCTTAATTCTTGGTAATTGCATAAGCTCTTGTTTTTGCGTTTAACCTTTAGGCTGACATGCTCTCCACGAAGGTGATGATGCCCTTGCCGTCATAGCGACGTGGTGATCCACCTGTGCGAACCAGGAAGGAATAGATGTCGCCATAATAGGTTGGATTGCCCTGGTCGTCGAACATAAGGGTATCGCCCATGGCACGGCTCACACAGTCCTTCTGCCATGCAAGACCAGCCGCAAGTTCGTTGGTTGCATCCTCTTCCTCCCACTTCAGGACGGCTGCGCCATTGGCAGTTGTGCGAAGCACCTGTGAGCGTTGCATGATGTCGAAGCCATAGAGATTGCCAAGCGTGCCTCGCTGTGCGTCTGCTGAATTGAGGAAAGCGGTAAGTTCCTTGTCCGTCAAGTCGTCAAGGAGATCTGCGTACATCACTGCGTCAAGGAGAATGTAGCGTTCCTTGGCTGGAACGTCATCCTTGTTGAACTGGATCATGGCCTTCATCACCGCTGCCTTGGTGAACTTCTTGCGGTTGCCTGTGGCGGTGTCAGACGTATGTGCTGCTCGTGCCTCGCCATCGGTGAAAATCTTTGCCTTCAAGGAGCCTGCCCACTTATAGAGCAAGTTCTGGGCTGCTGTCTTCTGCAACTGCTTGCGGTCGTTGGCAAGCACGCTGTTGCGCTTGTCATAGCTGAGTTCCACGGTGTCCACGTTGGAAATGTGGATAGGGTCTGTCGTCAACTCATCAATGTCGTAGGTGAGTTCCTTGTCCTCACGCTCGTTGATCTCGGCAGGCTTTTTCTTGCGGTTGATGACCACGCTCGAAGGCTTGCCAGCGTTAGGGATGTGAACGGTCTTGTTGCTCACGAAGGGTGAGTCGTCAATGCTCTTCGCTGCAAATGAGTCGTCGGGATAGAAGTTCTCGACGATGGTACTGAGCCAAATTTCTTTGTTTAATGCCATTTTTGTTAAAATTAAAAGTTATTACTCGTTGTAGTCAACACCGAACTTTTGCTTGTAGAGGTTGCGGAAAAGGTCGTAGTCCTGCGCCTTCAGGTCGGCAAGTCTGTTCTCCTTGTCAAGCTGATCCCATGTCTTGTTTTGGAACGAACCGCCACTTGGCTGGTCGGTGTGGATGAAGTTTGTCGCACGATTCTGCACACGAGACTTCATGCCATCAATGAGCTTGATGGTGTTCGCACGGTCGCTCTTCAGGAGGTTCTTGAAGGTCTCCTCCTGCTCCTTGCCGATTTTGCCACTCTTCACCGCCTCGTTCACGATGCGTTCGTCCTCTTCCTGATGAAGCTTGTCAAGCTCTTCCTTGTAGGCCTGGGCGGTCTTCTCCAGTGCGTCAGCCTTGCAAGCCTTGTTGTTCAGTTCTTTGATGTGTGCCAGTACGGCACTCGAATCCGCCTTGTCCTCGAAGGACGGAATCGTCTTGATGTCATCTATTAATGCCATTTCTAAGTTGTTTTGTGGTTTGTGCTCAAACCGATTATTGAAAAAGTTGTAAATTCCATCCGTTGTGGTCGGTGGGTCTTCCACGGCCTCCATGTCGTAGATGCCGTCCACCAGCTTCATCTCCATGGCCTGGCTTGCCGTTATCCAGTGGTCTTCGCCATCGAAGTACTTGCTCGCCACGCCATCCGCCTCCATGCCCAGCCTGTCGGCTATCATGGTGGCGAGGTTTGACTGTAGCACTTCCATCTGGTCTGCCATTTGTCGAAGCTCCTTGGCGTTGCCGTATGTGCCACCGCTCACGTTGTGGAGCATCAGCTTGGCGTATGGACTCATGTAGAGAGGCTTGCCGCAAAGGGCGATGATTCCTGCGATGCTCGCTGCCACACCGTCTATATATATGGTGATGTCTTCCTTGGATTGTCGGAGGGCGTTGTAGATGGCCATGCCGCTGAAAACATCTCCACCCTGGCTGTTTATGCGCACTTCGATCTTGCAGCCCTGGTCACTCAATGCGAAAAGCTCGCTCACCACACGGTTGCTATCTACGGAACGCCCTTCACCGACTTGTCCATAAAGCATGATGATAGCCTTGCCATCACCTTTTATTATATTGCGAAATTTCTGTTTCATGCGTTGAAATTTTTTGCAAATATCGGGACTTTTTTCGAGTTGTCCAAATCGTGGTTTTATGGTGGTGTCCATGGACGCTACGGTGGTGTTCGTGGACGCTACCATAAAATCACGATTTCGTTTTTTGCGGATTTCTTTAGAACTTTGCAGAATCAAAACTATATAAATATGGTAAAAAGTAACATTGACAAGAAGAGCATTGCAAAGGATTTGTTTATCAAAAGCCGATGCACACAGGAAGAAATCGCTGAAAAGGTGGGAATCACCAGGCAGACGGTCTCCCGATGGATCAGGGAAGGGAAATGGGAAGAGCTGCGTGTCTCCATAACTATCTCCACGGAGCAAATCATTGCTGGCATGATCAAGCAAATCAGTGACATACAGGATGGGGCGAATGCACGTCCTGAAGGACAGCGTGCTTTGACGGCCAAGGAGGCAGACACCATTGTCAAGCTGTCTTCTGCCATCAAGAAATTACAGAATGAGGCAGGAATCACAGACATAGTGAACGTGGGCATCAAGTTTACCAACTGGCTTCGCTCCATTGACATAGAAAAGGCCAAGGAGTACAACGAGCTTTGGGATTTATTCATTAAAGATCAGTTGAAATGACACAAGAAGAAAGAAATGCCCTGCAAAGGTGGGCAGAACACCACAAGGCACTGGCTGCCGATGTACCTGTGGAAGACTGGCTCTCACAGAGTGAAATCGACAAGAAGAGAAAGAAACTGGAGGAAGACCCAATCAAATGGATCAAGTACTTCTTTCCCAAGTATGCCAAGTATGAGTTTGCGCCTTTCCACGTGCGTGCCATCAAGCGTGTCATCGAGCATGATGAATGGTATGAGGTGCTGTCTTGGAGCCGTGAGCTTGCCAAATCTACCGTGGCGATGTTTATCTGCATGTACCTTGCACTGACCAAGCGCAAGAGGTTCTTTGTCCTGGCATCTGCCACCATTGACTCTGCCAAGCGTCTCCTTGCACCTTACAAGATTAACTTTGAGTCAAATCCCCGAATCCGTCAGTTCTATGGCTCCCAGGTGACGCTTGGTCAGTGGACAGATGGTGAGTTCACCGCCAAGTGTGGTGCAAAGTTCGTAGCCTTGGGTGCTGGCTCTGCCCCTCGTGGTGCTCGAAATGAGGAAGTTCGCCCCGATGTCATCTACATGGATGACTACGACACGGATGAGGATTGCAGAAACCCAGAGACGCTAAAAAAGAAATGGGACTGGTTCGAGGCCTCGCTTTATCCTACACGTTCCATCTCTGAGCCTACCTTGATCCTGTGGTGTGGAAACATCATAGCCAAGGACTGTTGCATCAAGAAGGCTGGAGCCAAGGCAAGACACTGGGACATCGTGAACATACGTGACAAGGATGGACACTCAACCTGGCCAGCCAAGAACACGGAAGCACAGATTGACACCGTTCTGTCCAACATCTCAACCAAGAGCGCACAAGCTGAGTACTTCAACAATCCTGTGAGCGAGGGAACCATATTCAAGTACCTGCCATTCGGCAAGGTTCCACCGCTCAAAAAGTTCAAGTTTCTCATAGCCTATGGCGACCCTGCTTATTCCGACTCGAAGAAAAAGGCAAGTTCCACCAAGGCCTTGTGGCTCATCGGCAAGCACAAGGGTGTGTATTACATCATCAAGGGATTCCTTGCCAGGGAACTCAATGCCACCTTCATAGGTTGGTATTTCGACATCATGGAGTATGTGGGAGGGAAGACCAACGTGTATTACTACATGGAGAACAACAAGCTGCAAGACCCTTTCTTCAACCAGGTATTCAAGCCCCTGCTGCGTGAGGAATGCAATCACAGGAACAAACAGTTGTACATCAAGGGCGATGAGCGCAAGAAGACTGACAAGGCAACCCGAATAGAGGCGAACCTGGAGCCGATTGACAGAAACTGCGAATGGGTATTCAACGAGGAAGAACGTGACAACCCACACATGCAGGAACTCATCAACCAGTTCAAACTCTTCGAAATGCACCTTCCATACAATGCCGACGGCCCCGACTGCATAGAGGGTGGAATCACCATTCTTGAAAACAAGGTGGTGGAAATGGAGCCGACCGTCACCATATCATACGAGGAATTAAACGAGGATAACCCATATAGAATGTAACTATGGCAAATTTTATCAATACTTCGGACTACGATGCAACCATACATCGTGAGATTCTGGACTCCCTCCTTCGCAAGGAGTCCACGACATACGACCCACAAATCATTGAGATTTGCGAGGACAGGGCCATCTCTGAAATGAGAGGCTACCTTAACAAGACATACGACTGTGACAAGATCTTCTCAGCTGAGGGCGAGGCAAGAAACCCTCTTATCCTGATGTTTGCCATCGACATCACTGTCTATCACATCTTCTGTCAGCACAACCCTTACAAGCTGGCAAAGATACGGCAAGATCGCTATGACCGTGCCATTGAGTGGTTGAAGGGAGTGATGAAGGGAGACATCACCATCGACGGTGCTCCCAAGTTGCCCGATGAGCAAGTTGCAGACAATTCCAGATGGCAAATCTTGGCAGATGAGATAAGACCGACACTTTTATAAACAAGAATTGATATGAAGAAATTTAAGAAGAGACTGGGATACAAGCCAAATGGTGGTAGTTCCAACAAGATAGTTCAGGGTGGTTTCAGAAAAGTAGAGGGAAACCGCCCTCCAGACGTGTTCCTACAGATGCCTGAGCTTTTCATGTTCAACATGAAGGACTACATGGAATCCGTAAGGAGTGCCAAAAGTGTGGATTTCTCGTACCGCGTCAAGTTGTTTGACATGTATGAGTCAGCCCAGCTTGACCTCCATCTATCAGGTGTGCTCGACAAGCGACTTCGTGGTGTCACTCAGATTCCCATTGAGTTCCAACGAGACGGCAAGCCCGATGAGGATATTTGCCGTCAGCTTCGCTCTCCATGGTTCAAACAGTTGCGAAGGGATCTTGTCATGTCGAAGTTCTATGGCTTCACCCTCGTTCAGTTCTACTTGGATGATGATGGGAACATTCGATACGACCTCATTGACCGCAAACACTATGATCCTGTTTTCCACAAGCTCTTGAAGCACCAGGGCGACCAAAGTGGCATCGACATAGATGAGTTCGACAACATCCTGTTTGTCGGCACTGAGCGTGGACTGGGCATCTTTGCGGAACTTCTTCCTGCCGTGCTCTACAAGCGTGGCGACATGAGCGACTGGGCGAAGTTCTGCAACATCTTTGGTATGCCAATCCGTGAATATACCTATGATGCAGGTGATGAGGACGCTCGCAAGAAAATCATTGCCGATGCAAGAAACCAAGGTAGCAATGCCGTCTATATCCATCCAAATGAGAGTGAGATGAAGCTGATAGAGGCAGGAAACAAGACTGGTTCCTCCGATCTCTACCAGAACTTTGCAGAATATTGGGACAGCAAGATTTCCATCCGTGTGCTGGGCAATACCCTCACCACCGATGCAAAGGACAATGGCACGCAAGCCCTTGGAACTGTCCACAAGGAGGAAGAGGATGACATGAACGCTGATGATCGTGATTTTCTGCTTGACATACTTAACTATGACATGAAGAACATCTTCGAGAACCTTGGCTTCAATGTGGAGGGTGGTGAGTTTGTCTATGCCCACAAGGACAAGACTGAGCCTCAGGCCATGCTTAACATCGTGAAGGGAATGAAGGAAATGGGCTTGCCTATGGATGATGACTGGCTCTATGAAACATTCAGCATTGAAAAGCCAAAGGACTACGACCAGCAGAAGCAAGCCATCGAAGACCAAAAACAAGCCTTGCGTGAAAGCCTCCAGGGCAAGGACAAAGACCATGAGGATGATGAATCAGACGATGAGGGAAAAGACCCGAAAAAGAAGCCTTTGAACAGTGATAAAAAAGCGTTCAAAGACCGCCTGAAAAGTTTTTTCGGAATAGCCCCAGCTATCGGGGCGGACACCGACTTCTGATTGACACCCTCTATTATGGCGACCACCAATGCCAATGCGGACACCACCATTTCGACAATGTAGATGGTGGCATTCGCTTCAATGCCGACATCCTGGCCCAGTTCATCAAAAAAATCTATCAGGGCTTTGACACGGAAAACAGCATTGAGGGTGTAATGTGGCGTGAGGTACTACGCATCATCAATGAGGGAACCGTGGAGGGACTTGCCAAGGCAAAGACACCTCCAACCCATGAGGAATACTTCTACAAGGCTCTCAGACACTCCAACGAGGTCTTTGCTGCCTTCAAGGTTCACACCATGGGCCAGGAGATGGCTGCAAAACTTTATGACTCCAAGGGACAGTTGAAACCTTTTGGCAAGTGGGTGGAGGATGTGAGTGCAATCAGTAGCCACCAAGTAGGTTCTTGGCTACAGACGGAATACGACACGGCCGTCATACGTGCCCATGCTGCTGCCGACTGGAGAGAGTTTGAGCGAAACAAGGACATCTTGCCTAATCTCAGATGGATGCCAACCACCTCGAAGGAGCCAGAGAGTAGTCATAGAGCCTATTGGCAAATGAAACTTACACTCCCAGTGGATGATCCGTTCTGGAATGAGCATCACCCAGGCGACCGATGGAACTGCAAGTGTTCGCTCGAAGCCACTGATGACCCAGTGGTCCGTCCCAAGGACATGGAGCCTACAAAGCCTCAGAGGGGACTGGAGAACAACACTGGCAAGGATGGACACACGTTCAGTGACAATCACCCATACTTCCCAAAGGACTGCAAACACTGCGATTTCTATAAAAAAGGTTCTTTCAGGAATAGACTTAAAAGACTATTCTCTAATAGAGCTAAGGATTGTTTTAATTGTCCATTCATAGACGGCTGTATCAATAGATTGGAAGCAAAACAACCTATAGAGGAAAAGGCTTTTGCTCGCAAGCAAGAGGTGAAAGACCAAGACCTCATGCCAAAGATGGACAAAGAACCATGTAGCTCTGTTCTTTCTGGAACTTTGAACCGTACCAACAAAGTAAGAAACGCCCTTCTGAAACATTGTCACCATGACTATGATGTCGATGCTGCCATTTATATATGGAATAATCCATCAGAAATGAAATTCATTAGGGTAAGTCCGCTTGGTGAGGGAAAGGACATGAGCCTTCCAAAAAACATTGCCAACATTGAAAAGAAACAAAAGGTTCTTCATTTCGTAGAGTTCAGACAATATGAATTTGAGTATGAGGGAAAGACCTTCGAGGTTAAAATGGCTCTATGTCAAAAAGGCTATGAGCAATTTTATTCATTGAAGGAAAAATAAAAAATCCCCAAACCTCAAGCCGTGACAGCCTATATGAGCGAATGGGGACGTTGCAAAGATACAACATTTCCTTGAAATGCAAGTAAAAAGAATAAAAAACTTTGCCTATGGATGCAAAAAACTTAGAAAAATTGGTTGAAAAGGCCAAGGATGACATAATGAAGGAAGTAAACGACCGCCTTCCTCGAAAAGTTGGAGTGATAGCTGTGAACCACTTCAAGCAAAATTTCCGTGATGGTGGTTGGCTTGATGACGGTCTTCATCCATGGAAAAAGGCCCTCAGACAAAAGCAAGGTGGCCCAGATGCCAAGTATGGGCCACTCACCTCCAGGCGAAACCACCTGATGAGTTCCATACAGAGCAAGCCAGGGTTGGGTGAGGTGACAATAGAGAACCCTGTGCCATACGCTGCCATCCACAATGATGGAGGCGACATCACCACGCATCCCACGGTCTCGCCCAAGATGAGACGCTTTGCATGGCACATGGCTTACTCGCTCGCTGGTGTCAAGGGGAAGGGAACACTGCCAAAGGAACTTCCAGAAGAGGCACGCTTGTGGAAGTGCCTCGCATTGACTAAGAAAGACAAGATCACCGTGAAAGCCCATATTCCACAACGTCAGTTCATGGGCGACTCCAAGGAGCTACAGGTGAAGGTAAACAAGACTATAAACGATTCATTGGAAAAAATCAAAGATGGAATTATTTCTTTATCAAATCATTAATCATGTCAAGGAGGGGATGCCAGGGCTTTCCCTCGTTGATGAAAACTATGGCCAGTTGGAAAACATCGACAATGCCAACACTGACATGTACCCAATAACTTTTCCAGCCGTGCTCATCGACCTACAGGAGGCGACCTGGAGCAACTTGGCAGACAGAAGCCAAAAGGGGACCATCAAGGTCAACGTTCAGTTGCTCATCGACTGCTATGATGACACCCACTATGACAGCGGAACGATGGAGGCCATAAAAGAAAGGGCTGCGATGGTGGAAGAGCTTCACCGCCTCTTGCAAGGTTATCGACCAAAGGAAGATGGGGCACTTGTGAGGGAAACATCCAAGTTCTACACCGCCAATCATGGCATCAAGGTCTATGAAATGGTCTATTCGGTTGTGGCGACCGATGCCATCAAGGACACGCAAACAGTTGCCCCTCCACGTAAGGTGACGATTTCAATGAAGAGGATGTAGAGCGAGGCTTCAACTTGAAGCCGGTGAACAAAGGTTTCTCTATTTTCTTGCCATCCACGGTCACGCCTGCCTGGATCATGTCTCGTATGATTTGCATGATACGACTTTCTGAGAGAAAGAACTCCTCGGTGCTCAATCTCCTCAAAGCGTCATCGAAACGGAGTCTTCTCACCTCTGTCCAATAATAGTAACGCTCATAAATACGCTTGTTTCTTGAATTTACAAGATTCTTGTCTCTTCCCTTTGCCACGGTGCAAAAATAACAAAAATCTCTCAAAAAGAGACATAAAAAATGAGGCATTCTTTTCGGGATGCCTCATTTTAAGTTTAATCTTTGAACGAACCGCCTACAGACGGCAAAAAGATGGCTCTATCTTGCGCCAAACACCATCCTCGCTCTTCATGCTGAAATAGTAGCTCACCACGGTCTCCTTGGTCACGTTGCTCTCACGGAACAAATCCATGATGCTGGTGTATTCCTCATCGTTGAACTTACCTTCGAGCTGGTAAAGCTTGCTGATGCTTGTATAGTTGAACTTGCCGTTACGGTTACGCTCCAGGAGGTTCATGCAAAGTTGGTACATCGGATCATCCTTGCCCTTCTCGCTCTTCTCAATGTAAGCACCAAGGAAGTCCATCAGTCTTTGCGCTGCAAGCTCGGAACGCTCATCAAAGCCCTTCACATCCTGGCTCTTCACCTCAAACTTGAAGTCATCCACCACGATGGTGAAACCACGCTGCTCCTTGTTGCGAAGCTTGCCATACTCGGCCATCACACTCTTGAAGCCCTCGCTCTCATTGTCAAGCCAGTCACGGAAACCCTTCACCTTCAAGGCTATCTCCACAACTCTGTCCTTCACGTTTCGTGCCAGGCTTCCACGGATGCTTTCATAGGCATTGCGCTTGTCAAGTTCACTCTGCTGCTTGTTGGCAGTCAATGTTCTCAGGAGTTCTTCCTGTTGCTCGGCACTGAGGCCTTTCAAAATGTCTTCTGTCTTCATAATCTTAATAATGTTTATTCGTTGTCTTTTTGCTTTTTAAGTATCATTCTCAATTTGATGGAGAGTTGCTGTAGCTCTTCGATGTCAAGTTCTGCAAACACCTCCACTGCTATTTTTGGACTCCAACAGCCCGATGACGTATGGTAAGTTAGAAGTGTCAACACCTCCTATCTTCTGAAATAACTCCGAGAAGGAACTTAGTTCCTTTCTGCGTTGCTCCCAATAGATGTCTCCTTTTTTAGGGAAATCCTTCATCATTTTAAAATTTTTATTCGTTGTCTATTTTCTTTTTCAGTATCATTCTCAGTTTCAGAGATAACTGCTGCAATTCTTCTATATCAAGATCTGCAAACACCTTACCTGCTATCTTTGGACTCTTGCAATAGTTGTTGATGGCTGTCCAGCTGGTAGTATCAACTCCTATTTTCTGCAAGAGCTTTAGGCAGGAACTTCGCTTCTTTCTGCGCTGCTCCACATAGATGTTTCTCTTTTCGGGAAAACGCTTTTCAAGGAGGTCGCAAAGGTCATCGTACTCCTTGCGTGTCATTTCCTTCAAGCTGTGTGTCCTGCAATTTGTGCCGATGAACACCAGTTCTTCCTTGGTGGTCTCATCGTCCCCCAGCTTTGGCACTCGCTTCAAGATTCCGTAGAACCTTGCGAAATTTGTCACCTGCTGCTCCATGCTCCTAATCTTTACAGGTTGGTTTCCATGTTACGTTGATGATGGCATCAAGTTCTTGCTTCCCCTTGCATATAGGGCAAGGCTTCTTCACGTTCTTCCCAAGTTCGTCCACACCCCAGAAGTAGCCATTTCCCTGGCAATACTCACAGCGATGTCCCACGCTCACCAATGTCTCACGAGTGTCGCCATGGCTTAATGGCTTCAACTCAATCATTCTGTCAACTTTACTCATTTTCAGTTCCCTCCATATTATTTAAATATTCGTTTTTAAGAGCATCCAGTGACATGTCTGTCAGTTTACCTGCTATTTCATCATACATCATCTGCTGATCCATATACGAGAAATTTTCGGTCTTTTTCTGGATGTACTCCATGATTTTGTTTATAACTTCTTCCATGATTCATTCCTTTTTAGTCCTCACCCCAGTATCTGTTGGCTCCCTCATCCCAGATGGTGTATTCACCCTTCTCACCGATGAAGCGACCCTTCGAGAATGCCTTGAAGCCTTCCACCCATATCTTCAAGGTGGCATCATACATCACGCTTTGCGCTGCGCTGCCTCTTGGTACCTTTCCTGTTGCATGGCTGATGAAGATGATGAGCTTGTCTCTGTGTGCCTCCTTGAAGCGGATGTATTCCCTGTAGTTCATCTGTGTGTACTGGAAGGAATCCACCACCACGATGTTCACACTCTTGCGCTTGTCAAGGCGATCGCTCAGTTCCCTCATGTTCTCACCGTTCAACAGGTAGAACGATTTGTTCACCTCGCTCATGCCATATCTCTTCAAGGTGTTCTGCATGGTGAGCGAGTCACCTTCCTCCAGACTGTTGTAAGCCACACGGTCAAACTCACACAGGTACTTGCAAAGCTGCATCACGAAGCTGCTCTTGCCGTTGCCGCTGTTGCCCCAGATGAACCATACGCCTGTACGCTCAGGCTCACCAAAGGCATCCTTCCATTTCCCCTTGAAGGCAAATGTGCGCTTTTTCTGCTTCAACACCTCTTTCACTGTCAATGCTCTCATTTCTTGATGCTTTTGATTTTCTTCACTCTTCTCACGCTCTTCTTCACTCTTCTCAGGTCGTACTCACAGCCATCGGCCTCTGTTATCACTTCTTCGATGTCCTTGCGGTCACTCAGTCCGTTTGCCGTACAGATAGCGTACACGTCCTGGGGAGTCGTGTCGTCCAGCTCGAAGTACTTTCGACCGATACGGCTGTAGAACTCCTTGTAGCCACGCTTCTTGCATCTTAGGCCACGGCTTATGCGTGTCTTGATGTAATCGGTGGAGAGGAACACCACGCCACATTTGTCCTCAATCTTATTGTAGAGGCTGATGAAATACTGAAAGACGCTTTCAATGAGTTTGTCTGCCTCGTCGAACACCAGGAGAGGGGCATCCATCTGAATCAGCTCGTTTTGGATGGTTATCCATAACTCCCTAACCGTGTACCCATCGGTGCGGATGCCCATCTTGTGGGCTATCTCTCTCACAAAGTCGCCCTTGTGGAGGTCTTCTGAGCAAAGGATGTAGAACACCTCACGGTTTTCCTCGCCAAAGATCTTTGCCGTGGTGGTCTTGCCACTTCCAGCTTCGCCCACCACCCAGGTCACGTTCTTGTCATTCTGGGCATCACGCATGGCAAGGGTGATGTCATGGAAGGCATGTGTCTCCACAATCTGCCAGCCCTCATCGTTGCCACCCACCGTGCCAACCTGGTCGCTTACCTTGCGCCACATGTCTTCGCTGATGTTCTCCCACTTGCCGTTGAGGATGTTGCTCACGGTTCCTGCACTTGTGCCCTTCATGCTTGCCACGGCCTTGTTTTGGCTCGCAAACTTTGACACATACATTCTCAGTCTGCCTGTTATCTGTTCCTTTTCCTTGTTTGTAAACTCCATGATTCAGTTCCTTTCTTTATTTTAAATTGTTATTACATTTTTCCCATTGCCTTGGTATCGTCAAACTCCACCACCTGGCAAATATCATCCCAGTCGATGTTGCTCACTTTCTTGGTCACCTTGCCGATGCTCAGTTCTTCTGGCTGACCTCTGTATTTCCTTGTGCGTCGGTCTATCTGTCTTTGCACCTCCTTGCTCACACCCTTCAGCTTTGGTGTGCGTAGGCCGTGCTGTTCAGGAGCCACGCCCTCGTCATACTCGATTTGCCTTGCCTCCACTTGTCGCTCTATGCGACTTTGCTCGGTTGCCTCACGCTGCTGCCTGATGAAAAGAGCCTCGCCCTCGGTCTGTTCCTGTATGGCTCGGTGTATCACCAGGTATGGCTCAGCCACTCTCTCAAATCTAAGCTGTCCTGCTTTGTCCTTCCAGTAGAGGCGAATGCTTGTGAAGTCGTATGGATCATATTTCACCACAAACTTCTGATAGGTGTGCTTCCTTCTCCATTCCAGGTCTGGCACTCCTGGGCTGCTCATTACCTCATAGGTTCGCTTCTTGCCCTTGATGGTTATCTCAATGCCACTGGAGGTGAAGGTGCTCATGCGGTCTGCCTGTACCCAGAACATTTCCACCATGTCGCTCACTGTTACCACTGGGGTCTCAGGGTTCACGCTCTTCTCATACATGTCGATTCTCCTTTCACCAGTGGCAGGGTGTGGCATTTCGTTCCATTCCTTCCTTGCCTCCAGATAGATGGCTTTCAGTTCGTCGTATGTTGGAAGGCTGTCCTTGTTTGCCTCGATGAACTCCAAGTTCGGACGGCTTGTTTCCTTCTTGGTGGTGATGTTCTGTCCTGTAAAGTTCCATTCCTTGTGAAGTACCTGGCTCTGTAGCCTGTAGAAAAGATTCTCGATCGTCTTGCTCGCTCCATTGTATGGGGTGGTGGTACGATGGATGTGGCATAGCTTCTTGAAGAACTCCTGGTTCTCCAGTTTCTTGTGACCGCCCTGGTTGTCATACACGATTTCGTAGGGCTTGTGTCCGCTCACCTGTATGGCCATCCTGTAGCTCATGTACTGGGCTTCATAGTCCTCGCTGTCACTGATGCAGAAACCAAGGAGACATTCTGAGTAAGCATCTATCACCTCATACACGCTCGTGGTTCTCACCTTGCCATCCTCATCCTTGTAGTAGAGGTTGAGCTTCGTGCCGTCACCATACCAGAGGGCATCCCTCATCTGTGGAAGTTGGGTCTTGTGTCTGCGGTCAAACTTTTGGTGTGCCTTCTGCTCGCCATGTACGGCATCATACCACAATGGCTGCACGGCTGCACTGTCAAGCCATATCTTCAAGCTGCGGATGCTCTTCAGGGGCTTCCACCCACGGCTCTCACACTCTTGGTTGAACTGGGTGAAAATCTGAGAGTCTGTCAGCACTGGCACACGGCTTCTTTTCAGTGCCACGAGTCTTCTGCCAGCTTCCTCTGTTATCTTCACCGTGTTCTTATTGCCTATCTTGCCACTTATCAGTGAGGGATAGCCATCCTTCTTGAAGGTGCTCATCTTCACTTTCAATCGAGCGAGGTTCTTGGGGAGTGTATGTCCAAAGGCTTCCCTCATCTTCTCGCTTTGCTTGAACACGATGCTCCAGAGGTCGCTTCTTCTGCCACCACCCAGGGCATGTGTCGTGGCTTGCAGGTCATTCATCCTGGCAAGGAGCATTTTCAGCACGCTTGCGTTCTGGGTGTATTCGTCGATGAGCTTCTGTGAAAGTCTTGTTTGAACACCATTCAAATCGTATTCAAACGACTCGTAAAACTTACGAGCTTCCTCATCCACCTGCATGTAGTCCTTCAACTCTTGTCGCTCCAACACGTCCTTGGGGTCGCCATATTTCTCCACGAATCTCATTCTGTACTTCTTGGGAAGGGAGGCATACACATACAGGGCATAGTTTCCTTCTCCCTTGCCTTGTCGGGCACATTGGATGTTGCCACGATTGACATTCTTGATGAGAGTGTCACCCTTGATGACAGGCTCGTCACCACCAGTTAGCTCCTCGAAGGTCACACACAGTATCTTGTTGTAAAACTCCATTCCGTTATTTGTTTAATATTCTTGTATGTTTTTACTCTTCTATCCCATCACCAGGCACACCTCTCAAGGCGATGGCACTGGCAAGGAAGTTCACAACCACGGCAAACACACACAATACGTCACTTCTGTCAAAAGACAATGCGCAAAGCATCACAAAGCTCACCAAGAACCAAATCAATCTCAGTTTCATGGCAAGGGCAAGGCTGAGAAACCATTTCCATTCCTTACCATATATCAGTCTAAATGCTTCCTTCATAATTCTTTATTTTTGAGGATCCAACTTATCGCCTACAGGTATGCCACCAAAATCCTTAATGGCCATGTATCTCACCCTTCTTGCCAGGTGAGAGTCCTTCTTGTAGTTGAGCGATTTACTAACCATTTCGGGTGTAATACCCATCAGTGTGGCTATTCTTTTGCCAACACCATGACCTACGATGATTCTTTTATTCATGCCTTTTTATGTTAAATTCCTATTATTTTTACCTTTTCTCGCCAATATTTTGTATCTTTGGCGACGTGTTCAATTATTAAACACGCTGCAAAGATAATACGCAAATGCGAATTATCCAAATATTTTTCAAGAAAAATGCGCAAATGCGCACAAAATTATTAAATATGGACATAAATTCACGCTTTCAAGAGGTTATAGATACTCTTTTTGATGGAAAACAAAATGCTTTTGCAAAGGCAATTGGTGTAGCGCCAAGTGTCATTGCAAATGTTGTTGGAGCACGTAAAGGAAAACCCTCTTTTGATGTTCTATACAAAATATGCGCAAATGCGAATATTTCAGAAGAGTGGCTTTTGTCAGGAAAGGGTAATATGAAGAAAAATGCGCAAAATGCTTCAAAAAAAGGAAAAAACCGTGAAGCCATTCCTGTTATTGATGGATTACCAAGCGATATAAAACCGATTCCTTTGGTAACAGAGCGTGCTGCTGCTGGATTTGGAAATGAATGTTTCGCTATACAAAAGAGTGACGTGAAAGATTATTATATCATTCCAAAGTTTAGATTCTGTCAAGTTGATTTTATGATCGAGGTTTCTGGCTTGTCTATGTATCCACATTTTAAGTCTGGAGATGTTATAGCTTGTACTATTCTCCATGATGCAAAATATATACAGTGGAATCGTTGCCATGTTATAGCAACAAGGGAGCAAGGCATCCTTGTTAAGAGAATCATGCCAAGTGAGCAAGAGGGATGCTTTAAAATTGTTTCTGACAATAAGGATTTCCCCCCATTCGACCTGCCTACAGAAGAAATCACTGGTCTTGCATTGGTTGTTGGGTGTGTTAGCTTAGAATGATTGAGATGCGTATGCTTTTTATATATAAATATGTGGAAGTCCTTTATTTTTAGGACTTTCACTTGTTTTTTGCCCCTTAAATAAGGACTTTTTCACTGTTTTTTAGTCAATAAATATAAGAGAAAAAGCCATTTTTTCGCCTTTTTCATACCCATTTCCTTATTATATCTAATGTTTTTACATTGTATTTTGTCCTTCTAAATGTCCTTCTAAACCAAACTTTTCGTTTTTTCAAACGTTAGAATGTCCTTCTAAATGTCCTTCTTAGTGTCCCTCTAAGCCCTATTTTTACGGTAAATTGACCAATTCGTTGTTGGCTAAAACGGGAAAACGGCTTACAAACTATTCAAAGATAGTTTGCAAGCCGTTCAAATCCTTTTAAATGAGCGTTTTAGCCGTTTTATTCCTTGCCACCACTTCGTCTTAGATGGCTCTGTATGATCATGGCCTTGCCATTCATCAGACAGCCTCCATCCGTCAATCCTGCATGGAGCAAGCTGCTCTTGGTGTAGCCTATCTGTTCGGGCGTTAAAACGTCAAATATGGCCGAAATAGAGCCGAAATAGTAGTTCTTCCTACCTGATAGCAGGTGTACATGTATTACCTTCGTCATAGCTTTATAATTTTGTCGTAACATGAATAATTTATCGGGTGCAAAGATACCAAATATTTATTATATGGAAGAATTTAATAATATAAAACTTCTAAATATTGCTTATTTGGAATTTTCCAATAATCAAGAAATACAGTTATCAAACTTACTTTTAAAGCCTATAGATGCCAGACGAAGGAACAATCTCTGTTATCCATTCCAGCCATCAAAGCCCAAAGAAGGCGATATGAGCCATCAGGAGCCTCTTACGCATAAATGGATGATAAACCACCCACCAACTCCCTCAAAAAGCCCTCATATCTCCTTCAATGTAACATTTTCCTTTTGAACGCTCTTCAAATGTTCGTTGAATGTCATATGAATGTTATATGAATGTAACATTTCGTTTTTGTTTTCGTTCACCCCTCAAATCTCTCAAACTCCCAGTGTTTAAAGGGCTTTCCACTGATTTAGGGTCTCATTCATTTTTACACATTTCGTTTTACCCCCTATACGACACGCTGCAGCTATATTTTGCCGCATGTACTGTTCTTTATCTACTAGATGCGCTCTTAATTGATTGTAACCAATATCCACTTTTTCTCCATTTTCTAATACAAGCCAAAAACACCTTCCATTAGCTCTATGATCTGTTTCTGCAGTTATCTTATATGTAACTACCTGCATTAATCCCTGAGTTTTTATATACCATTCAGGATGATATCGTCTAAAGAAAGTTGTTATAAACGCTGTTTCTTCCTCTGTAGTGCACTCTCCTATTTTATGAGAGTTCAAAATTCTCTTAAGTTCATTTCTGCCTGATGTAAAGTTCATTTCTTATTCTCCTATTATTTTCTGAATTTTATCAATTCTTTACCCGTCATAAAGATAGGCGCACCATCAACATATTCCCTATCATCTATTCGTTTTTGGGAAATCAAACGATGGACATCAAGATTACCTAGCGTTACTTCTTCATCAAAGACATAACAGAAATAATTACCCTTTGGCTCACTTGGATAAAGCGTTTCACGCATTCTATCCTCTTTGATATAAGCATGGTGGTGCACATGGAATACACGATACTTATTTTCATGTTCATGGCCGTACTCATAGAGCACAACAAATGATACCACCATCTTGTCAAGGTGCGCCTTAATCTGCCCACCTTCACGTTCTTTACCAACACGGATATTATATATAAGAGTTCCCTTATCATTCTTTCCAAGAATCCAATTAAGGTGTGCCTCATCATGATAGCAACCAACCAGAATCGTTTTATCAAGATAACGCTCAAGATAGTGCATCGTCAGGAACGAAGACGGCACCTGTATACCCTCTGCCAAAGGAGCAACCTCTGGTAATAACGTTTTAGGATCATCACCTAACTTGCATGGCACTACATAAAAAGAATCTTTTAACTGAGAAAGAATAGTTGCATTTTCACCAGCAAACTGTTCCCCGTTATCCAGCGCTAAAGAGTAGTACCTCTGTGTACCTCTATCATCGTAAGGTGTAAATATCTTGCCGAGTAACTGCTGGAAATGGTCTTGGATATATTCCACGCCACTCACTCCTTCCTTGGCTGTCACAGCGTAAAAGTCAAACTTGGAATTTAGCATTTGCTGGATTTCCTTACGGAACATTTTCCTAACCTTATCTCGCCAAACTTTCTTTTCTCCTTGCCCGTTACGCCCATACAGGGCAACAACAAACAGGAAGTTAACATCATAATGGAACAGAAGCAGCGTATCACGGTCAAACAATCTGTTCTGAAACTGCTTGGAAATATATCTGTTGTTCTTTCTGTCAGTTTCCTTAATACCGTCTATGGCATAGCGAAACTTTTCGTCCATAGTAGCAGAAATGAAGAAGTTAGGAATGATGTTATATCCTTCTGTTTCATCATCCCGAAGCTTTATACCGGATTCAGGCTTTCTGCCGCTGTTGAAGATATCCAGGTTCCACTGTATCACGTTTCTCGCATAGGTGTATTGCTTATAAATGGACTCCTTCCCGAGTTCGTTGCCCATCTTGTAATACTTACTGTCACCGATATAATAAGTATTGCTTGATTCGTCATTAATCAAGCTCTTCGCCGTAAAGAGGTGGTCCACTATCTTACCGTCTTCCTGTTTCTTGTCCATTCCGTCAGGCAGCGGATTATCGCCCACCAGGGCATCAATAATCGCCTCAAACACGATATGAAAACTCTTGACAAGCAGATACTCTTTCTGACTGGTATTTACATATATATGATGTGACTTGTCGAAGAAAGCATAGCAGAGCTTCCAAAGCTGCAACGCCTTGTCTGAGAAATACTTATACTTTATCTGATTCAAGCGTACTTTGCCATATCCGTTTCTGTATTTCTCAAACTGTTTGCCCTTTATCAGGTCAAAATTGCAGTTTATTTCTTTAGGAAATCCGTATGTATCGCCAATATAATTGAGAATCGAGAAGAAGATGACAAGCAGTTCTTCATCGAAGTTAATCTTGCGTTTCTTGTTGACAGGGTTTAAGTAGATAGCATCCCCTCCCTGGATGATAGCAGAAGTAGTACTGATAGTGCGGGTCCAGTTTATCTTGTTCAAGCCTGAATGGAGGTTTTTCAGCACGAAGAAGAAGAAACTTTTATTGTCCTTATTAAACTGGATTAGCGACAGAAGAATATCAAGGAATGTATTGCTCTTTCGCTTGCTGCTACCACCCACCTGATTAATCATCTTCTGATAAACAATAGTCGAGTCGTTGCTCTTGTCGTTCTTATATACAACGATGGCTCTATATATCCATACAGCAAAGCCATAGAGGAAATCACGCTCCTCTTTTGTCAGTTTTTCCAGACCTTCAGGGTTGATAATATCGTATGGCTGGTACTTGCCAAAAGCAAGTTCCTTGCCATCCACATCACGCAGCAATACTTTAGGAAGAATAAACACGCAGTCTCCTAATAGGGGATTATAATAATACCCTACATAATGGATGGACACCTTGCCCTCTACGTTCTCCATTGGATCGATGCCGTATAATACATCGTGCACATCAGATACATTGTATTGATATTCTTCTATCAGGATTCTCATTTTCCTACTTTTTAAATCGATTATTTGCAGACAAAAGTCTTATTCATAACATACTTTCAGCTGCAAGTCTAAGCGGTTATCCAACAGCATTACCATGCGGTACATAGTGATGTTGTTAATACCCTTAACAATGAAACAATCGCCCTCCTGGATATAACTATATTCAGGTTTATTCAATATAGCCTCATATTTACTCTTTGTTACCAAAGGTGTATGAAGACGATGATACTTCATTTCTGCCGCAATTTTCTCCACCTGTTCTATTCCGATTTTAGAAAGCGTCTTATGATAGGTATCAAACTTATTATTCTCGTTTATTACGGTTCCGTCAGGGAATTCAACAGAAAACACTTTAGAAGTTTTTGGAAGTTTCTTATCGCCTTCGGTTTCAAATCCCTCTTCGCTGTTGTCTTCATCAGCTTCAGAATCAGGTTCCAAATTCAAGTTACTCAGGAATTTTACGATTTTTGCCCCATTCACTTTGACCTGATTGTTTTCTACAGAGTAGAACTTGTCGAATGAGAGTTTTTCTCCATCCTCATCTTTAAAGGTATCTCCCTCAAATTCAGAGTCTTTGAACACATCGTTCCAAAGATAGAAGATAACCTTGCTGACAAATTTTTCGGCACTTATCACACCGTCATTAGCCTTGCAGAAGAAGTAACCCATCTTCTTGTCTTCAGAATAGGTTGCATGGTAAACTTTGTCATTAATAGCCTCAAGGAATTTCCACCAATCATACTGAGCACCATTCACTTCAATCATCCAGTTCTTACCAGCATCACTTATTGGCACATAATTCCAGTCCCAACGGCGCTTGAAGGCAGAATCTATCGGGAAGAGAGACTGGTCACTGGTATTCATGGTTGCCCAAATATAGAGGTTGTTAGGAAGCAGCAAGACGTCACCAGCCAACACTTCGGCTACAATGTCCTTGCCACCTTTAAACAGAGCGTTAATACCCTCCTTATTCTTGATTTCCAGTCCTTCAAATTCTTTTTCGAGCAGTTTCTTCATGTCAGAATCAGCCTTGATAGGATATTCAGAGAATCCTTCATCGCCACGGTCGAGTAACTGGAAGAGATCACCGAAAATCTGGGCGCAGTTGCCTCGGTTAATCTCTTCTATAACCAGGAATTCGTCCATAGGCTCTTCGCCCTCTTGTACGTCACAATACTTCCTCCATGCCGCAACGTATGCCTGTAGAAAGGCCTGACTCACGTACTCGTAGACGATTTTATCCTCCATTATTTCCTTGCCGTTTTTATCCCTTACAGGAACGGCTTCAGTACCAATAACAGTTATTACCGGTACAGGCTTAGTTGTAGGCTTATATGCGCCTACAAAAGTGGAATAGTCGGTATCAGGATGGAACGTTGTTCTGATAACATCCTTGCCCGCTGTAAGCTCGTTTATAGCGTGACTCTTGCCGGTGCCAGGGGCACCGTAGAAGATTTGCTGGAGAGATTTTTCTCCTGTATAATTTACTATTTCGTTTTTTTCCTCTTCATCGTTAGAAAAAGAAACAACATTGTATGGAGTATCTGCCATATTCATATAACTTATATATTCTTTAATCGACAAATCGAATTTTTCTTTATTAGATGGAACCCAAAAGAAATTGTATTTAACAATTTTATCTATAAAATCATCCTCCTCTGGAACGTGCGAATATTCTAAAACGCCTTTTGACAAATGAAATGATTCTGAGCATTTACATAAGACCATCATCATCTCACGTATTTGTCTATCATACTGTTTCCAGATAATATTACTCTTAATAAAGTCTGAAAGATTTTTATTTTCTTTTCTGTTTTTGTATATCAATTCTGCGATTTTCATGCAATTTACAGATGGGTTCTTGCATACACGGGAATCTGCAAAAATATAATATAGAACCTCCTCCAAGGTTAAATATGAACTACCCGTATTATTGACTTTTTCTAATGCCAATAAAAGAGAAATCGTCATTCTGTAGGGTGCCAAATATACCTTTTCGGACATTGTATCACATAAAGACTCTTGGGTTCGAGGATTAGGGTACTGAAATTTAAGCACAAAGTTACGGATAACCTCTTTTGGTGAGGTTATCGCAACTTGAGTATTTTCAGTATTTGGGTATAAGTTATAGTAAAATTCAAGAGTTGCAGCATTATTATTGTCTGACTTATCAGGAATATCCTTCAGTTTTTTCCCTGATAACACATAGTCTGCAACCCATTGAATCCTATCAGCTAATACCGAAATCCGTTGATCATTACTGAACAAATATCTAGGCATACTTATCTGATTTATATTTAAGTAATAATTCTACGATAGATTCTGCCAATGCTTTAGCCAACTGTGGCGGAACGGCATTGCCGATCATCTCGTATACGTTACCTCTTGATCCCAAGAACTCAAAATCTTTATCAAAGCTTTGTAATAACCCAGCTTCCCTCGGAGTAATAGTTCTTGCTTGTTTGGAATCATAATGAATAAAACGATTACCATCTTTATGCAGATGAGCGATGATAGTCGTACTAGGCTCATCAGGATTCAGTACATGATATCGATGTATCGGCGACTTAGAGCCTACTTTTTGTTCATACAATTCAGCAATTTTTTTACTATCATACTCCTTCTTACCTGATTCTAAATCTTCCGCAAGAAGCTTGAATGTCCCCATATCACGCAGATTATTATATCGCGGTACGTGCCATGTCAAACTACAAGTAGGTACACTGTGAGATTCACGTTTTGCGTGGTGCTCAGCATCCCAATACGGTTCAAGTTTTGGAAGACCACCAATAGCATCTTTGACTGTCTTTTTTTTCTTTCCCTTGTGTGAGGGCAATATCTGAAAATAGAACTCTTCCAACATTTTTTGAATGTCAATACCTTCGAATGATTTTCTACGCACACCAACAAGAATCACACGTTTCCTGTTTTGTGGGACATTATAATCTGCTGCATTTACTACAGCCACCTTCAAATCACGAGTTATTTCATATCCTTTCCGAGAGAACTCTTTTGGTATGATTTCAGAAACTTTCTTTCCATGAGGCGCAGCACTTAATATACCTGGTACATTTTCGAAAATAAACAAATCGGGTTGATACCGATCTACAATAGACAGGTAATGTTCAAACAAGAAATTTCTATAATCATCCGCCATTCCGTTTTCATCGCGGACACGCCCGGCCACAGAATACGCCTGACATGGTGGTCCTCCGATAATAATATCGATTCCGCTTGCTTTTTTCACATAATAATCCAACCCCTTACTACTACCATAATCAGGATCATCAGACCATCCATTAAATAGTTCTGTTTCTTTTTGGACATCGTAATGTAAAACTCTTTCATCTGCATCGTTTTCTCCCCATTTTGTTTTAAGGCGATGTCTCAGAGTTCTTACTTGCGGCTCTTTCCACTCTACAGCGGCTATATCATCAAAACATTTAGTTTGCATGAAGCCGTCAGTCAATCCTCCGCAACCAGCGAAGAGATCCAACATTTTTATTTTTTTATTTAGCTTCATTTTTATCTAACCATTTTTTTATTTCTATTGCAATTGCTTTACCTAGTAATGGAGGAACAGCATTTCCTACTTGCCTATACTGCTGCGTCTTATTACCATAAAAAATAAAGTCGTCTGTAAAAGACTGTAGCCTAGCACTTTCTCTAACTGTTGGGATCCGATTCCATTTATAATGAAAATGAGACCTGTGACCAGTATTTATTGTTGGCGAAGGCTTTTGGCTATGATATCTCGTTAATGCTTCATGATACTTATATATCCCAGCATATTGAGGAGGCAAAGACTTATAATTTTTACCCTCAGGAACCATAGCGATAAACTTTTTTGTTTTTGGGTCATGTATCGTTCCCTCGTGATTGTATATTTTGTCAGAGCCATTACGCATTTGTTTCTGATAATCACTTTGCGCTTCTATCGGGTAATTTTGAACCTTATCACCGACAATATCTATCAAAGCAGGCAAATCACCTATAGCCTGTTCGCAAGTAATATACTTGTCAGGAGTTAAAATAGGTTTTGGATAAATGTATTCGTTTGGTGAATGTAATAAGCCAACAAATACAACACGTTTGCGTATCTGAGGAATACCATAATCCGGTGCGTAAAGTATCTGTGGCTCTCCCATTGTATATCCTAACTCTGTAAAATCACGTATAATTTTATCTTTTACAAGACCGCCATGTAACTGAATCATGCCTGGTACATTTTCAAGAACAACCACTTTAGGTTTTAAATCCTTGGCTGTTTTTACCATTGCACGATAAAGAACATTTCTTGAATCATCTATTTGACGCGGTCCGGCTAGGGAAAAGCCCTGACAAGGTGGACCGCCAACAAGCACGTCGGGAGAATATTTTTTTTCGTCAAAAAAAGCTTTTATTTTGTCAACATTGCTCAAATCAAAAAGGTCAAGTTTCATCGCAACGGCTCCTTCATGATTATTCGCAAAAGTTTTCAATGCCATATCATCAAAATCGACACCTAACTTTACTGCGAATCCGGCATCAATGAATCCCCTAGAGAGTCCTCCAGCTCCGCAAAACAAATCGAGTACGTTATATCTTTCTTTTTTCATTTTATATTCCAACTTTTTTCCTTGACAAGCAAATTCACTTGTGAACTACTATCTTTTAACAGTATAGAGCCCCAAAGCGATTAAGTTGACTTTTTATTCATTATTTTATAGCCCATATTTTTATACCAGGTCATAATCAGTGACCACATAATTCTGTAGCTATTTTGAACCTATCTCGAACTCTTGTGCATATTACTTAATATACCCATAGTTCTTTTTTTTAGCTTATTTTAATCATTCACTTTTCTTCCTTGCTCAGTATATCCCTTTCGACTTCGGCAACAAAGTCTACGAATGAGATACCCAGAACTTGGCAAATCTGTCGAAGTTCTATGAGATCCAAGCGACGGTCGCAAGTTTCAATCCGGCTCACAAAAGTTTGATTAACTTTCAGTAATTCAGCGAGTTGAATCTGCGTAACCCCCAATTTCTCACGCTTACCGCGCAAGCGTCCTATGACTTGATGATATAAATGTGAATGTATGCTCTTGTCCATGATCGTTTTATTTTGATGCGCAAATATATATTCTTTTTACGAATATACAAAAAGTGCATAGTCCGGTTTACGTGGCAGAATTCCATAGCCAGTTCAAGGATGGATTGAGAAGCAAAGCCTGAGGTTCGGGACGTCATATAAAGCTTTTGCCCCTACTATTATATTTGCACTTGGAAAAATAAAGAGGTAAAAATCTTTATATCTGCAAACTTTTGTTAACCCTTAATTCCGCAACACTATAGTTTAACATTATTTATAAGTGCCTGAGCAACAAAAAGTTGCCCAGGATTTTGCCATGTCAGAATTTTCACTTACCTTAGTGTTGCGAAAAGAAGACAAGCAAAACTCTAATATGACATGGCAAAGATACAAATTAAATCAGAGAAACTCACTCCTTTTGGGGGAATTTTTTCGATTATGGAGCAATTTGATGCTC